CCAGTTTCCCTCTCGCGCCCACCTCCAAAGGGGCGCTTCTATCAACTAACCCCATGGAGAAAACCGCGATGCATGAAAACGCCATCGATCGACTCCCTCCGGAGTCATCCAACGCGCCGGACGACCCGGCACTCGTACCCGAAAAGCCCGATCCCGCCGACGGCAACGCCGCAGCGCAGCCGCAGGACCACAGCGTCGGCAACGACGTGAGTGCTGCCGTGAATGCGGCGGTCACCCAAGTGCGCGCCGATGCCGTGGCGATCGCCGAGTTGTGCCAGCTCGCTGGCCAGCCTGGGCTGACGCTGTCCTTCCTCAACGAAGGGGCCAGCGTCGCGCACGTCCGCAAGACGCTCCTGGCCGGTCGGGCACAGGGCCCGGAGATCAGTTCCTTGATCCACCCGGACGCCGCTTCCACTGCCGCGTCGCCGGAGCAGAACCCCCTCATGAAGGCCGTCAAGAAACTCACTGGAAAGGATTGAAGCCATGTCTGCACTCAACGAACCTCTCAACCTCGGCGATCTCCTCAAGTACGAGGAGGACTGCCTCAACTACTCGCGTGACGTCGTCACCGTGGCCGCAGGCCAGCGCCTCGAACTCGGCGCCGTTGTGGGCCGCGTCGCCGCGACTTCCAAGATCAAGCGCTACGAGCCGGACGCGGCCGATGGCACCGAATCGCCCGTGGGGATCCTGCTGGGCGACTGCGACGCCAGCCTGATCGAGCGCGACAACGCCTTGCTGCTTGCGCGCCACGCGATCGTCGCGTCTCACGCCGTTGTCTGGCCCGCCAGCGTCACGCCTGAGCAGAAGGTCGCAGCCACCGCTGCGCTGGAAGCTCGCGGCATCCTCATTCGTCAGTCCGCCTGAAAGGAATCCTGAACATGAACAATCCGTTCAACACCCCGGCGTTTTCAATGGCGGCGCTGACCTCCGCCATCAACGTCATCCCCAACCGCTACGGGCGCCTCGAGTCGCTCGATCTGTTCCCGGCCAAGCCGGTGCGCACGCGCCAGGTCATCGTCGAGGAGCAGAACGGCGTGCTCAACCTGCTGCCGACGCTGCCCCCGGGTGCCCCGGGTACGGTCGGCGCACGCGGCAAGCGCAAGGTCCGCTCCTTCGTGATCCCGCACATTCCGCACGACGACGTGGTCCTGCCCGAAGAAGTCCAGGGCATTCGTGCTTTCGGCTCCGAGACCGAGATGGAGTCGGTGGCTGGCGTGATGGCTCGGCACCTGGAGACCATGCGCAACAAGCACGCCATCACGCTGGAGCACCTGCGCATGGGCGCGCTCAAGGGCGTGATCCTCGACGCCGATGGTTCGGTGATCTACGACCTGTACGACGAGTTCGGCATCTCGCCGGCGGTCGTGAGCTTCGATCTTGGCAATGCTTCGTCGAACGTGAAGAAGAAGTGCGCCGACGTGCTGCGTCATCTGGAGGACAACCTCAAGGGCGAGTTCATGACCGGTATCCGTGTCCTCTGTTCGCCGGAGTTCTTCGACGCGCTGACGGACCATCCCAAGGTCAAGGACGCCTTCACCTACTGGCAGCAGGGCGCGGTGCTCATCAACGACATGCGCGCCGGATTCACCTTCGGCGGCGTGACCTTCGAGGAGTACCGTGGCCAGGCGACGGACGTCAACGGGACCAGCCGTCGTTTCATCGCCGCCGGTGAGGCCCATGCCTTCCCGATGGGTACGGTGGATACCTTCGGCACGTACTTTGCGCCGGCCGACTTCAACGAGACGGCCAACACCTTGGGGCAGGCGATCTACGCCAAACAAGAGCCGCGCAAGTTCGACCGGGGAACCGACCTGCACACGCAGTCCAACCCGCTGCCGATGTGCCACCGCCCCGGCGTGCTGGTCAAGCTCACGGCGGCCTGATCCGTGGGCCTGGTCGAAACCGTCTACGCGGCGGCAGCCAGCGCTGGCCTGCTCCAGGCTTGCGTCTGGCGCCCGTCGGACGGGTCGGCGGAGCAGTCGCATTCAGTGGGACTTTCCTGCCCGGATGAATCCCTGCTGGATGGTCTGACCGTCAGCACCGAGTACGCCATGACATTCCCGGCATCGGTGTTCACGGGCTTGGCAGCCCAGGAGCAGGTCCAGATCGGGTCGGCGACCTATCTGGTGCGTGAGGTTCGCTACGTGGGCGACGGCACCGAGCGGCGCGCCCGTCTCACCCGGGTCTGAGCCATGGTTGGCAATTCGATCCGCGAGCAGATCCTGCTGGCGGTGATGGAGGCTGTTCGTCCGGCAGCGCAGGCCCTGAGCGCAACGGTCCATCGGTCGCCGTCGGTGGCAGTCACACGCGAGCAGTGCCCGGCGCTGGTGGTGTTCCCCGAGACGGATGCCATTACCGAGCGTGCCAATGACCGCGTCACCCGAGAGCTGACGGTTCGCATCGTGGCCCTGGCCCGTGCGGTACCTCCCATCGTTCCGGAGACGGAGGCAGACCGGCTGCTGACTGCCGCCCACGCCGCCCTGATGTCCGACCTGAATCTGGGCGGACTCGCGCTCGGGATCCGTGAGCAGGAATGCGAGTGGGAGGTGGAAGACGCCGATGCCGTCGCCGCCTCAATTCCCGCGCGCTACCGCATCACCTACCGAACGCTGGCCCAAGACCTGGCAACCCAAGGATGACACCCATGACCCGACTCGTTTTGACGCGCCCGCACACGCACGCGGGCAAGTTCTACGGACCTGGTGACCGCATCGAGGTCGACGCCGACGCCGCCGAATGGCTGCTGGCGAACGACGTCGCCGCGCGGGAACCGAAGCCCGTCCGGACTGCCACCGACCCATCCGTCGACTTTTCTCCCATTCAACGTAAGGAACCCAAGCAATGAGCACCTATGCAAGTTTTCAAGGCCGAGTGTTTCTCGGCAAGCGCGACACCGCCGGTCTGCCGATCGAGGTGCGCTCGCCTGGCAACGTGGCCGAACTGAAGTTGTCGCTGAAGACCGACGTTCTGGAGCACTACGAGAGCCAGACTGGCCAGCGCTCGCTGGATCACCGGATGGTCAAGCAGAAGTCCGCGACCGTGAAGCTGACCATCGAGGAGTTCACCAAGGAGAACCTGGCGCTCGCCCTGTATGGCAACCACGTCGTCGGCACGGCCGGGTCGGTGACGGCCGAGCCCTTTGGCGGTGACACGCCGGTCGTCGGCGACCGCTACTTCCTCGCCCACCCCAGGGTGTCGAGCCTGGTGGTGACCGATTCGGCCGGAACGCCGGCGACGCTCACGGCTGGCACGCACTACACCGCCGACCTGGACTTCGGTGCCGTCCAATTCCTGGACACCACCGGCTTCACCGCGCCTTTCAAGGCGGCCTATGCCTACGGCGTGGTCACCGACATTGGCATCTTCACGCAGGCGCTGCCGGAGCGCTTCCTGCGCTTGGAAGGGATCAACACCGCCCAGGGCAATGCCAAGGTCCTGGTCGAGCTGTATCGCGTGGCCTTCGATCCGCTGAAGGAGATCTCCTTCATCTCGGACGACTACAACAAGTTCGAGTTGGAAGGCTCGCTGCTGGCCGACACGACCAAGGGCTATGACGCGGTGCTCGGCCAGTTCGGTCGCATCGTGCAGCTGTAAGGGGCGGCCATGAGCGATCTGGATACCCTGATCCCCACCGCGACGACCGTGTCGGTGGCCGGCGAGACACTGGCCATCAAACCGCTGAAGGTCGGACAGATGCCGGCCTTCCTGCGCGCGATCTCGCCAGTCATGCATCAGATCACGGCCGCCGACATCGACTGGCTGGCCTTGTTCGGCGAACGCGGCGAGGACTTGTTGTCCGCGATCTCGATTGCGGTCGGCAAGCCGCGCAGTTGGGTCGACGATCTGGCTGCGGACGAGGCCATCTTGCTGGCGGCCAAGGTGATCGAGGTCAACGCCGATTTTTTTACCCGGCAGGTGATCCCCAAGCTCGACGTTCTGTTCGCAACCACGAAGCTGCCGCAGGTGGCGGCTGGTTCGACGCCGTCCAGCACCTGATCGAGCACGGTCACCGGATGCCCGACATCCTCGATTACACGCTGGCGCAGGTGCGGGGATTCGTGGCGGCATGTGAGCGATTCGATGCGGTGCGCGATGCCCGTGCGCTCTCGCTCATCGCGATCGGCGTGCGAGGAGACGCGCGGCAGCTGGACCAGACGCTCGACCGCCTAGTCGACCGGGCCCAGTCGTCATGAAGGTCTCCATCCGGATCGACAGTGCCGCTGGGCAAGCGCAGTTGCGGCGTTGGGGCGGGGAGATCCGCGCCAAGGTGCAAAAGGCCGTGGCGCAGGCCATGGCCACCGAGGCAAGCGAGTTGCGCCAGGACGTGCGCGCCGAGGTGGCTGGTCAGATGGCGGTGGTCAAGAAGTCCTTCGTCAAGGGCTTCACGGCGAAGGTACTGGACCGGGATCCAAGTCGCTACCCGGCGCTCTATGTCGGCTCCCGCATCCCCTGGTCTCGGATCCACGAGACCGGCGGCGTGATCGCCGGCCGAATGCTGATCCCGCTGCACGGTCGTGTGGGCCGCAAGCGCTTCAAAGCGCAGGTCGCCGAACTCATGCGCGGCGGCAACGCCTATTTCATCAAAAACTCGAAGGGGAACATCGTCTTGATGGCGGAGAACCTGCAGGAATACGACCGCACGCTTTCGGGGTTCAAGCGCCGCTACCGCAAGGCCGAAGGCGTCAAACGTCTGAAGCGCGGTGCCGACATTCCGATCGCCGTGCTGGTGCCCAAGGTGGTGTTGCGCAAGCGCCTGGACATCGAGCGCATGGTCGCCACGCGCGTGCCGCGCCTGTCTGCAGCAATCGAAAAGCAACTGCGCACGGTCGACTGATCCATGGCCAATCGCATTTCCATCCTCGTCGCCCTCGAAGGAGCGGACGACGGGCTCAAGCGCGCCGTCGCCTCGGCCGAGCGCAGTCTGGGCGAACTCTCCAGCACGGCCAAGACCGTCGGCGAGAAGACCACCAACGGTCTGGCGGAGGTGAAGGCTGGTGTCTCGGCGTTCTCCGAGCAGTTCGGCCGCGCCAAGACGCAGTTGGTGGCCTTTCTGGCGGCCTTCGAATTCGCGGGCCGCCTGCGCGAGGTCATCGAACTGGCCGACGCGTGGAACCAGATGGGCGCTCGCCTGAAGCTGGCCACGGCCGGGACGAATGAATACAAGGTCGCCCAGGCAGCGCTCTTCGAGATCGCGCAGCGCATGGGTGTTCCGCTGCAGGAGACCACGGCGCTGTACGGCAAGCTGCAGCAGTCAGTGCGGATGCTCGGCGGTGAGCAGAAGGACGCCCTCACCATCACCGAGAGCATCTCGCAGGCCTTGCGCATCTCCGGCGCGAGTGCCACCGAAGCGCAGGCGTCTCTCCTGCAGTTCGGCCAGGCGCTGGCAGCGGGCGTGCTGCGCGGTGAAGAATTCAACTCGGTCGTCGAAAACTCGCCTCGCCTGGCGCAAGCCCTGGCCGATGGTCTGAACGTGCCCATCGGTCGGCTGCGCAAGCTCGCCGAAGAGGGGCGCCTCACGGCCGACGTCGTGGTTCAGGCGCTGCTGTCGCAGAAGGACAAGCTGGCGGCGGAGTACGCCAGCATGCCGGCCACGGTGTCGCAGTCCATCGAGCGTGTGCGCAATGCCTTCGGGCAGTGGGTGCAGAAGATGGACGAGTCCACCGGCATGACCAAGAAGCTGTCCGAGGCGCTGACCTGGCTTGCGCAGAACATGGACACGGTCATGAAGTGGCTCACCGTGATCAAGGATGTGGGCCTGGCCGTCCTGATCTACCGCTTCCTGCCTGCCCTGGTGACGGCATGGCAGACGGCCGGCGCGGCGGCGGTGCTGGCGGCCAACGCCACGGCATCCGCGTGGGCCACGGCGAACCTCACAGTCTCGGCGGCGGTTGCCACCGTCGGTGTGCTCAAGACGGCCTTCATGGTCCTCGGGGCGTTTCTGGTCGGCTGGGAGATCGGCACCTGGCTGTCCGAAAAGTTCGAGATCGTGCGTAAGGCCGGCATCTTCATGGTGGAAGTGCTCGTCAAGGCGGTCGAGCAGCTTCAGTACCGGTGGGAAGCGTTCGCGGCCATCTTCACTTCCGACACCATTGCCGAAGCCACCAAGCGGCATGAAGCCCGCCTGGCCGAGATGAACCGCATCTTCGGCGAGATGTACGCCGATGCGGCCAAAGGGTCCGAGGCCGCCAAGGCCGCGATGAACACCGCTGGCACCACGGCCGAGGAAATCGCCAAGCGGCTGGAAGCCGTGCGCCAGGGCACCCAGGAAGCCGTGGGACGTGGCGTCGAGGCGGTCCATACGGCCCTGGAGAAGCTCAAGTCCCGTCTGGGTGAGGTCGAACAGGCTGTTGGCAAGGCGACTCAGGTGGTCAACGACTCGACCGCCAAGATGGCCGAGGCCTACAAGGGGCTGACCTCGATTGTCGAAGCCAACCTGCAGCGCCAGATCGAGGCGGTGAAAGCGCGCTACCAGCAGGAGCAGGCAGCGCTTGAACTGAAGACCCAGTCGGAAACGGCGCTGATCACCAAGTCGACCCAGTTGCTTGGTGATGCATTGACCCAGCAGACCACGCTACGCCGGCAAGCGACGACCGACACGCTCAAGCTCATCGACGATGAGTCCAAGGCGCGAATCGATGCCGCCCGTCGCGATGGCCAGACCGAGCAGGAACGATCGGC